CTTCGAGTTGTTTTATTACAACTTCATTATTAACTTTCTTACAAGGTGACATTATTACTAAATCTTTCGCATATGTAAAAGGATTAATATTAAATAATGCATAAAAACTTTGCTCCCCAATATCGGTCTGCATTTTATGGTATTGGTGAATAAAGGGTAGTGTGTAATAATCACTCGGCTTTAAGCCTGTACCACCATCACTTAGTATTCTTATATGACACGCTTGGCTTGGTTCTTGATTAGATATGTAGCAAGGTAGTGATCTTATGTAGTTTAAATGCTTAACAGATCGAATGATATTTTTCATAAAAATAGTAGGGTAGCTAAAATGAAAGGGCGAATTTTCGGAGGTCAGCTACCCTGTAACCTTTATAAACTCCCAAAAAACAAAGTCAATATTAGGTGTTTACAAGATATCAATAATAGTTAGTATATACCTATAAACAATAACAAAGGGCGAAACAATGACAACATTAACTAAACTAGAAAAAGATTTGTTAGAAAATATTTTAACTTTAGATCTAGCAGATAATACTAATAATTTTGTTTTTAAACAATTAAAACCTATTGCTAAAAAATTAGGTTGGACTAAAAATAAAACGAAAGGTGTAGTTGGCTCATTAATAAAAAAAGATATTATGTATGCTGAAGATGCTGATTTTTTAGGTTTTGACGGAAACATTTTTTATTTTAGTATGCCTGTTAGTTCTGATGATTTTGAAGAATATGAGTTAATAAATACAGTAGAAAAAATGGAAAAATATCTAACAGAAAGGGAGGAGGCATAAGCCTCCCCCTAGAAAGGGCGTAACAATGATGACTAAAAGTGAAGAAGAAAGATTAATTAAAACACATAAGAAGTTTAAGTATAGAGTAAACGACAATCATATAGAAAACTTTCAAAGATGGTGGCGTTGGAATAATGACGAAAAGAAAGAAATAAATCAAAAACCTTATACTGAAACAGAAGCAAGATTAGTATGGGAAAAAACTATATTTCCTAAATTTGATATAGAGGGAACAGGAGCAGATTATGAGTAGAGTAGTATTAACCAAAAAAATGTTAGAAATGATAGAAACTGGTATTGACGATAGAATAATGATTCTTAATGATGAATTATCACATATTAGTTGCAATTCTGTAACTGATTGTGATCCACCTTATAAAGAAGATAAAAAAAAGTGTGAAGCTGATATGAAACTTTGCAACAAAGTTAATGATTGGATTTATGCAATAAGACAGAAACGAGGTTATAATGAGAAGTAAAGTTTATTATGATCCTATGTATGAGATCGAACAACATAAGGAACAAAGAACAGTAAAACAATATTTACAATTTTTTAATTTAATAACTAAACTGATAAGGAGTTTATAATGCACCCTAAAGATCCAAGACAACACGGGTGGAAGTATAAATCATTTAATTATAATGATATACAACACGCAGAAGTAAAAGCTGATCTAAACTTTATTACCAAGATGACAGGTGGTAAAGAAAAGATCATAGTTAAAAACTTAATTAATCAAGAAAGAAAGAGGTTAGAAAATGAACAGGGCGATCATAATATTAATACTGCTTAGTCTTACCGCTTGTGCCAGTACCCCTATAATCGACAGTAGAGGTGGTAGCGGCAACATAGCTCACGATGCAGAACGACAACACGATGACTTATATACTTGTTTAGCCATAGCTGATGATAATACCAATGATTTATTAGAAGCTACTAAGAAAGGATATAATTGGGTGCTAAGACCTAGAACATTATGGTTGATGCCTGAGTTAAAAGATAAGAAAAAAGAAATCGTAGAGAACTGTATGACAGGGAGAGGACATCAGATATTAGTATGGAATTAACTATAGATAAAACTACCGAGCATATACGCTATGTATGTGTGGAGTGTAAAGAAGCCTGTAAACAAGATTTTATAAACGAAAAAAGTGTATGTCGTAATTGTGATAATGCTTTTTGCGAGTTAGGAGAGAGAGATGTTTAAACACGGATATATCTTAAAAGAATACAAATTCACTAGACGCCAATATAAAGCATTTATTAAGTGGATTAATGGTGAAGAATTAGATAGTTTTGATAAAGGCGGTCTAAAGGGTGCTAAACAAAAAATAAAAGAGGGCGATAACAATGAAGAATAAATACTTTACTCCTTTTGGGAGATTAATGATGGCTATAATTATTATACTTATAGTTGTATTAACAATGGTGCTTATATGAGTTTACTAGGCAACTATAAACACTCAGCTAGTAGTGGTAATAAAATTGTAAATGCACCACAATCATTTATAGCTGAAAAAATATTTAAAATTAAGTCAGGTTATGGGGATAGTGCCAAGCGTGGAAATATGTCTGAGGCTCTAGGTTATTATATTTTAGCTAAAGATCCTACTAAGGAACAAGCAATAGATTACGCTACTAAGAAATGGAAAAAAATAGGTGGTGTAAGTGATGATGAATTAAAGTTTGCAATAGGGTGTGGTTTTAGAATGGCTGATGAATTACAATCTATGCAATTAGCTCGACCTGATAAGTACCAAGAAAGAGTATTTGGCAAGGGTGCTGATTTTGGCTTAAAAAGAGATATACACGGATTCTTGGATTTTAGTTATTTTAAGAAAGTACCTAAACCGATTGTAACCGATATTAAGACAACAAAACGAGTGCCGAGTAGCTTAGAAACCTGTAATTATGATCACATACTACAACAGGCACTTTATTGGAAATTAACTGGAGAAAATAGACAATTTGCTCTATTGTATGTATCAGATAAGAAAACTAATTATCTATTGATACCTGAGGCGAAACTTAAAGAGGCGTGGGAAATAATGAAATTTAATTTACAACTAATCGAAAGACTTGATGAGAAATGTAAGTCTAAAGAAGATTGGTTATTATCATTTCCTTACCCTGATTTAAGTAGCTTCTATTTTTCAGATAAGGAGTTTAAACAACAAATAACAAATCTATACAAAGGAGTAATAGAAAATGGTTGATTATATACAATGTAATATAAAACAAATAGAGCCAGTAAATAATTATGGCAAAATTAAAGTACACTTAATGCCACTTGAAGAAAAACAAGATGTCATTAATTCAACAGGTTATCAAAAAGCAGGTGATAATACATTTAGTATTAACTGGAAAGAACAAGATGATATGCCTGACTGGTTAAAACAGGGTAACAAAATTAATATGCCTTATAAGTTATATATGGATTATGTAACTTTAGACGCTAGGTATAATCAAGTACAAGTGTTAGAAGAAGCTAATGTTGTAGCTGATATTAAAAAGGCTTTTCCTGACGCAACACTTGAAGAATTACCTGATAGTCTTGATGAAGAAGAAACTGACTTTGCTTTTGGTAATAATGTTGAAAAGAAATTGAATGGTCATTCAGTAGATCCAGTACAAGCTAAAATTAATAATTATGCTGATCTGTATGCTAAGATATTTGCAACTATACATAAGCACGAATATTTACAAAAGTTAGATACAGGCTTAAAGAAAGACATAGCAACAAGTTTCTTTATCCAACTAAATAGATAAGAAAGGTTTATGAGAGGTTAGTTATTCCCCCCAGTTAGATTCGCTAACCTCTCGCCCATTATGAATACACTACAAGAATTAAATGAACTAAAAGAAGAAACTCGTATTCTTAGCAAAAATGCTAGAGATGCAAAAGCAGGTGTAGATTCTTTATTACGACAGCGTGAAAGATTAAAGGCTAGGCTATTTAACAAGCATAGATTTAATGCAACTGTTAAAGACGCTGAAATGAAAGGTAAGGCTGATCCTGAGTTAGCTGAGTTTGATAAACTACTAGATGCCGCAGAACTTGAGTTTAGTGATAAGTGGTCAGAGTACGAAACCCATAAAATCCATATTGAATTATTGCGAGGTTACAATTCAACTAAGAGGGCGGAGTTACAGCAGGGCATATGATAGATAATGAATTAAAAGTTATTGCGGTTTTAAATCAAGGAATGTTTAAGCTAAGTCCGTTGAAGTTAAAATCAGATGACCAATACTCATTCAATGACGCATATAATAAAAACATCATAGCAGAACTAAAACACCGCCAATTCGTCTTGGGTACTTATCCTGATTATATGTTGGAGAAAGATAAGTATATGCGGCTAATGGATATAGCCTGTTCAACTCGCAGGGTTGCGTATTATGTTAATTCATTCGATTCAGGTGAGATTGTTGGGTGGTCTTTGCAAGGTTTACATAGACAAGGTGGGTTAAATTGGGAAAAGAGATTGTGTCCTAAGACTACTGAATTTGAGGACAATGATAAAATAGAAAAAACTGTTGCTTTTTTAAGCCTAGATCACGCCTCATTATGGGGTAATTTGCCTAAATTGATTTAAAGCCCTCTAACAGCCTCATACAAGCCTTTTTACCTCACAGATACTTGGTAATACACCTACTCTTTATATAGCCCTATATGAGCCTTAAAATGCGTTCTAATTATAGAACATAAAGAACATTACTAGAACAAATTGTGTCAAAAAAGGCAAAAAAGTGAAAATAAATAATTATTTGTTTGAGAATATCAACAAATGTTAATATGATAATTACATAAACAAACGAAAGGCGAATAAAATGATTTACGAAAAAACAATAGCAATAGATAAATACATAACAAAAACGTACAGCAAAAATCAAAAAAATTGTGGTGCAGATTATGGTTGTGTTTTATGCGGTAAAGCAACAAAAGAAAATACTAAATATTTTGTTGTTTGTTCAGGCAATGAACATAATGTTTATACTAAAAAAGATGTACTAGAATTAGGTTATAGTTTTATAGAAAAAAACGATAATGGTTTTATGTACAATTATCCAATAGGAAACGATTGTTATAGAAAATATGTTAAAGGCAATGAAGTTTTAGAAAATGTTGTATTTAAAGAGGGGGAATTATAATGAATAAAATAACTAGAATCAAAAAACTAAAAGAAGCTATGCTTATTGATAAGCAAGATAAGTTAGTTAAATATGAAAAACAACTTAATGAGAAAGCTGATTATGTTTCTAAGTTAATAGATACTTTAGAAATGATTGAGCCACCAAAAGGTAAAAGAGATTTTGGTGATATGGTTTTTCATCGTAAATGGGAAAGGCTTTCTGATAGAGAAAACAAATTTGCTACCCACTTTTTTATTAAAGATAATAAAGCAGAGTTTGTTATGCCAAATACAAAAGAGGCTATCGATGAAATGCACAGAATACAAAAAGAGGATAGGAAAAGAAATATAGATCCTGCGTTAGCTTATTCTTTGATGGCAAGTATGCAAAAACATTTAGGGAGTAAATAATGGAAGCACTATTATATTATTTTATACTACCAACTCTAGGATTACTTATTGTAGTCCTAGCGGTGTTATATATTAAAATGTTTAAAGAAGATTTTGGGGAGTTATAAAATGAAAAAAGTATGGTTTAATAAACAAGATAAAAAGAATGGTTGGTACATATCTGATAGACTTCCAAAATTAACACCTCAAATAATTGCAATTATGAGTAGTGTAACTGAAAGTTATTATATGCTTTCTAGTATGGATACGGGAGAAAATCCAGATTTAGAAGAAATAGCAGATGTTGAAAAATTGCGAGAATGGATAAGTAACTATAATCAAGCAAGAAATTTAAAAAGAATAAGAAATTAATTAATCGTTAATTCGTGGCTCTTGGTTGAGAAGTTCTTAGCCAAGAGTTCTCGATCTTCTATTTCTCGATACTCATAAAAACAATCTATATTAACTTTTTCCGCATAGATATTATCTTTGTTATCTTTAATTAAGCGTTCTAAATTTATAGTCCGTTCTAAGGTAGGGTAATAATCTAAGACTTGGTATTGAGCTACGACTTCATCAAGAATAGTTATGGTTAAAAGTGATTCAACTAAAGTAAAAATATTGGCAGGGTGGTGTAATACCACCTTTATCTTTTTCATTTTTTCTTACTTAAATAATCAGCCCCACGCAATCCGTATATCGCCGAGCATATACCAATAAATAATCCTTGATACCAAAAAGGTAGATTAGAAAATTTATCGAAGAACAAATCGATTTTGGAATTAATTTGTGGATCATCTGAAAATACTGACCATATCAATAATAGTACAGGCATAGATATTAGAATTAAAACAAACTCATCTTTATATCCGTTGTTGTTGTCTTGTCTGACAATCTTTTCCAAAGCTATTTCTCCGTCAGCCATCTTCTGCGTATGCAATAATTCAGCTTCAGATAATAATATCTTTTGCTTTTGTCTGTTGGCAAATACTGATGCACCTGTTTTTAAAACTGTAGGTAATAGTGATAACCACATTATTTTATATTCCTTATAAGTGTTGAAAGTTCATAAGCTCTAGCAGGAGTTTGTTTAGCCCATCTACTGTCTATCATTTCATCTGCGGCTTTGTTGTAATCTTCTTCCTGTAAGCCTTGTATAAACTTTATAAATTTCTTTAATCTTGGCAATCCTAATTGGAACGCCATTTCTATTAATACTGATTCAACCATAGGATCATATGGTATGTCTTTATCTTCTAGTAAATCGTGAGCATTGTTAAATGCTATGTTATAATCTTCTTCAAATACGCCTTGTAACTGTTCAGGTGAATATATCTCCCCAACAATGAAGTCATCTTTTAATGTAACTAAATGACCATAGCCTACAGTTTTGTAGCCGAGTGTGTCCTCGTAAACTGTAGGGCTAAAGCCTTCGTGAGATTTTATTCTTTGTTTAGTGTCAATCATTAGAATATAACGATTGCTCCTATTACTACTACTGCAACTATCCAAAGTGAAACTTTGATATTAGCTACTTCTACTGCTCTTTTTATTATTTCCATAATATTCTCCTATTTGATTTTATAAGGGTCGGTACTCATACGAGGTGTTTTTTCAGGCTGTACATTATTCCAAATATCTTCGATATTTTTTGTAATATAAGTTACTGCACTACCCATATATGAATCTTTTGTTAGTGTGTCGGCTATCTCTTTTAATGACCAACCTGTTTGCAATAGTAGTGAATTAGATTTGCCACTGGCTCTTAACTCTCTACCTAGTGTACTTTCTTCAGGCTTAACTCTTACCCATAAGGCATAAGGTGTAACCCCTAATTCATCTACTTGAAAATCTATATTTACTGAAACTGTATAATCATCAATGTTTAATCTTATGTTTCTTGTTTCCATTCTTGCAGGAAGCTGTACTCTATTTTGTTCCATTCTTAATTGCCTCTCGTTTTAATTCTAAGCAATGAATAGCTTTGTCTATATTTTCAATGGGATCACCTTTTTGTCTTATAACATACTGAATAATATCTCCGTCTATCTTAGAAATATTATTTTGTATAAAAAAATCCATTGGTTGTATTTTAAAGTCTAGGTAATGTTTACCTGCAACTTGTTTTTTAAAAGCACTCATTAAGGAACAACTTTATTCCATCTTCCACCTTTATTCAAGACCATTGGTAAAAGATAAGGTAAGCCCTCAATAATAATTCCTGTACCTATTATAGGTCTGTCTTTAAATAACTTATTGTACTCATAAGCAAGGCTGTCTTTATCTATAAGGCAACCAACTTGTAATCCCCAATGTAAGGCGTTTGGGTTTCCCCAGTATTGGATATTAAATTTCGTATGAAAATGACCCTGTACGACATTCATTCCGTACTGTTGACCAAGTTTTAAAATATTAGCAGTCTTTCCGTGACAGAAATATATATCCTGTCCATTAGAGGCTTTAATAACTATATCTTCGTGCCATTTCCAACCCTTACCAACTTGCAAAAACTCATTGTACTCTTTTATAAAGGCTTTAGGTAATCCGTGTGTTAAGGCTTTGCGGAATATTAAACTTCCGTGATTAGAGTGTACTAAATCCATTTTCGGAAATAGTTGTTCAAGTTCGTGGATAGTATCTAAAGATTTTCTTAACTCATCACCTGCACTAGCAAGATCAGGGTTTGGTGAATGATACGATATTGCGTGAGCATCAATCTCATCACCAATATTCAGTATGCGTGTAGGTTTGTATTTTTTCTTTATTGCTCTTAAAAATGCCATCATATCTTGATGGTGATGTGGTATGTGTTGGTCTGAAATTACGAGAATACATTTCTCCATATTTTATCCCTCTATTAAAGTGTCAATAAATCTATAAATGATTTAACTGTCTCTGCAAATACTATAGTAAACATAAAACATAAAGCACCTATTACTTTCCATAAGTTCTTTAGATTGGTTTTAATCTCATTTATATCAATCTCAATGTGTCTAAGATGATTTCTTTCAATAGTTTCTATTCGACTTTCCAACCGAATAAGAGTTTCACTATTTTTCTGTGATTGTGTCGGCATCAGCTACCTCTTTCGGTAATTCAGCTTTAAGAATTGCTGTATTAGCTCCCTCTATCGTGTTAAGCCGATCAGATTTTAAAACAAGGTTTGATCTTTCCTGCTTAACATATTGCAGTTGTGCGAAAGCTACCTTACCTTTATCGGATAATTTAGTTTCGTCATATTCTTTTTCATAAAAAGTAAACATAGTTTATCCTTTAGCTATCGTCTCTAGCTTTACGGTTTTTATAGTCAGAACGAGCTACTACTAGTGCTACAAAGTCTGCTTGATTAGATGGAATAGCATCAGTAAATGAATCATCATTCATTAACTTAGTAGTCCACTCGGTTTGAAATCTTTTCCAAGCATTATTGACTTTACCATCAACT